AAGAAGTATTTTAAAGACGCACAAGAGAATACCTTAATGGTAACCAGTATGTTCTTTACGCTTCAGGGCGAGGGACCGTATGCAGGTATGCCAGCGTTATTCATCCGTCTTGCTAAATGTAACTTAGATTGTAGTTTTTGTGACACATTCTTTGATGATGGAGATGTGTTTAGTTACGCAGAACTAGAACAAAAAGCACATGAAACTATTCGTGACTTTTGGGTAAGCAAAGGTAAAGAAGTACCCGAGTGGGCTGTAAGGGATCGCAATGACTATCCAGGTGTTGTGCTAGTAATGACAGGTGGAGAACCACTGCTACAAGACAACATTACAGGATGGATGAAACGACAGCTATCACACTATAAGGAAGTACAAGTTGAAAGTAACGGTATACCGGACACAGATGTGCCAGAAGGTGTCACACTAGTATGTTCGCCAAAGTGTATTGAGAAGAATGGCAAACCTGTTAAATATCTATCACCAAGTAAAACTATTTTAGACCGTGCGGATTGTTTAAAGTTTGTTGTTAGTGCTGATGTAGAATCACCTTACAATACAGTTCCTGATTGGGCAATTGAATGGAAGAAGAACAATCCCAACAAAGAAGTTTATTGTAGCCCAATGAATATCTACAACAATTTCCCACAGAAGATTAAATTGTTAAGGGCTGAGAAAGGCCAGATAACTATGGCAGAGCGTAGTACTGTTGACGAAGTGATTAGTTTTTGGGAACCGGGTCTACTAAACTTAAAAGCAAATCAAGAGAATCATGAATACGTAGGTCAGTTTTGTATAGAAAATGGTTTTAAGTTAAACTTACAGCAACACCTATACACAAGTTTGGCATAATAAAGGAGAATGTAATGGGATTTTTTGATAGATTTAAAAAGAAGCCAGAGGTCAAGGAACCTAAGGTAGAAAAACCTAAAGCACCTGTTAAAAGTGAAAAGCAAATTGCCACAGAAAAAGGCGAACCATGGGTTGCTATTTTAAGCATGGACATTGATCCCGAGAACTTACATCAAGGTGCGTTCGAACTGGATTGGAATGACAAGTTTGTTGCTAACTTAGTGCGAGCAGGGTATCAAGGTAGACCAGACGATAAAGATTCCGATATAGTTGATCGCTGGTTTCAAAATGTTTGTCGACATGTAGTTATGGAAACATGGGAACAAGAAATGGCTAACAATCCTAACCGTGTTATTAAACAACGTGATATCGGTGACGGTAAAACAGAAGTGTCCTAATGATACTATACGTAAATGGTGATAGCCATACTGCGGCAGCCGAAGCAGTTAATCCACACGCATTTGCCTGTGATGATGCTCAGTTATTTTATATGGGTCGTGCTCCGCATCCAGAGAATTTTGCAGTAAGTTGGGCTAAACGTCTTGGTGATGCGCTAAGAGCCGGACTTCATTGCGGTGCCGAAAGTGCTAGTAGTAATACACGAATAATAAGAACAACAAGAGATTGGCTGACTAATATACGCAACTTAGATGAAGTATTGATGGTTATCCAATGGTCAACTTGGGAACGTGAAGAATGGCTGATTGATGGCATTTACTATCAAATTGGTGGTAGCGGTATAGACGATGTTCCAGATGAACATAAACAACGCTATAAAGAATTTGTAGTTAATGTAGATTGGGAAGAAAAAACTAAACAAGCACATGACGATATTTGGCAACTACACACTGACCTAGAAGGACTAGGTGTTAATCATATTTTCTTCAATGGTAACAATGATTTTAGCAGTATTAAAAAACGTAAAGATTGGGGTTCAAGTTATATTGACCCATATGACCCAGAAGGGACATATAATGCCCGCATAAGAGCAAAAGGTATCCAAACAGTTATGCCCGATTCGTGGCACTTTGGTAAGGATGGCCATAGCTTTTGGAACCGTTTTATGTTACAATATATTAATGCTAATAACAAAGTTTAAGGTTTCACCATGCGTTATGTGTTAATTGACACAGCCAATATGTTCTTCCGTGCTAGGCACACGGCTTTCCGTGCTAGCGATCCTTGGGAGAAAGTTGGTGTAGCACTACATACAACGCTAATGAGTGCTAATAAAGTGGTTAAACGCTTTGAAGCAGATCATGTTGTATTCGCATTAGAAGGACGTAGTTGGCGTAAAGACTACTATAAACCCTACAAAGCTAACCGTGCTGTGGCCCGTGCGGCCCTTACAGAAGCAGAATCTGAAGAAGATAAAATGTTCTGGGAAACGTATGATAATTTAACTAAATACTTGTCAGAACGAACCAACTGTAGTGTGCTTAGATGTCCTACTGCCGAAGGCGATGACATTATTGCCCGTTGGATCAACTTACACCCCCAAGACGAACATATTATTATCAGCAGTGACACGGACTTTGTTCAGTTACTTGCTTCTAATGTAAAACAATACAATGGTATCACAGACGAACTTATTACTACCGAAGGCATTTTTGATGCCAAAGGTAAACCTGTAATTGATAAGAAAACTAAGGAACCTAAAAAGATTCCAGATCCTTCTTGGTTGTTGTTTGAAAAGTGTATGCGTGGTGATACAAGCGATAATGTCTTTTCTGCATTTCCCGGTGTGCGTACTAAAGGCACTAAGAATAAAGTGGGTCTACAAGAAGCATTTGCTGACCGCACAACTAAAGGATATAACTGGAACAACATGATGTTGCAACGCTGGACAGACCATAACGGTGCTGAACACCGTGTGTTGGATGACTACGAGCGTAATCGTGAATTGATTGATCTTACACATCAACCACAAGCCATTAAAGATACCGTGGATCTTGCTATCATTGAACAAGTATCACATAAAGACATCGGACAAGTTGGCGTACGGTTTATGCAGTTCTGTGGCAAATACGATTTAGTAAGATGTAGCGAAACTGCTGACAGCTTTGGTCGTTGGATGAATGAAACATATAAAGGAGTACTAAATGTTAGTAGCTAAAGTAATAGCAGATAAACAGTATTGGATTTTACAAGATGCTGATCAAAAGGTTGGCAACATTGAAGCATGGGACGGTGGCTATCAAGTTCGTATACATGATCAAGTAAAACAATTTAAAACAATTAAACTTGCGGCTCGTGAATCAAATATTGTATTTGAAAAAGGTGTGACAACATCTAAACCAGATAACAGTTTGGTACATGGCTTTCCTGTGTCGGGTAGATGTTATAATCCTGTATGGGATGTATCACATCGCTTGCCATTGTATACAAAGACTCGCAAAAGTAAATCCTGGTTTGCTGCCGGCTGGTATTCTATTAGACGTGGCCGTAAATGGAAATTAATACAAGATCCCAAATTGATTGCGTTACAACGCTATGCGTATCAAGGTCCATTCCACAGTAAAGAGGAAGTAACAAAATGACAAATGCATTTAGAGACCAAGAAAAATTTATGAAGGCTTGCGATCAAAGTGTTGACAAGTGGAATGTTGAACAATTTAATATGTATGTTGATCTTATCGACGAAGAAGTCGGCGAGTTAAAAGAAGCAATTGCCGCTTGCGATACTAAAGAAATTTTAGACGCACTTGAAGATATTGTAGTTGTAACAATTGGAGCCATGCACTCTGCAGGGTTTGACGGCGAAGGTGCGTGGAAAGAAGTTATGTCAACAAACTTTGCCAAGATTGATAAAGAAACTGGTAAGGTTCGTAAGCGTGAAGATGGAAAAGTTCTTAAACCATTGGGCTGGACTGCTCCAGAACTTACTCCATTCTTGTCAAAATGAGTATCCATATCCAAAAATTTATTGAGCGTGTACAGGGCTTTGAAGCAAGAGCAACAAAAGACTTTACTATGCCAATTAAAGATGCTAAAGATCTACACGCAGATATCACAAGACTGCTATTAACTTTAAATAATTTACGTGAAGTTGCTGTAAACACCCAGCAAAACGATAAAATTTCTATAGAAGTTGAAGGCGGATCATTCTAATAACTCCCTATATTTGTCATAAATAAAATGTAGGAGTTTAATGATGTCGAGACCTAAGCCCAAAGTTCTTTTAGAACTAACAAACAAAGCCACTTATAAGACAGAACAAGTATTGTCTTCAGCGGGCGTGTGGGCTGTATTTTATGAAGACACTCCTATCAATCTCAAGACCAGCAACATGTTGGTTCAACATCCAGGTCCAAAGTACAAGAAAGTTTCTTTCTCTAATCCCGGCCATGCACATAATCTTTCAAAGAAGTTAAACGCACAATTCAAGACTAACAAGTTCACAGTGGTGTTGTTGAAGCAGGGCGAGATAGTTCAGCCCGGCGGTGCGTGATAAACTAAAGTTAACAACAGCATTGGTAGCAGAGCTGCCAGAAGAGTTCAGTGAGTCTGTAGAATCAGCTTTGCGGTCTTGGTGGTCAAATATTCGTAAGACTGGCGGTATGAGATTAACTGAACACGGGTATTATGTCTTTAGTCGTGTGTTAGATTTAGCACATTACGGTATAGATATTAAATCAACACCGGGCAATCGTCGCATTGTACTTACATTAGATCGCAAACTACAAACTCCTTACTATATAGAAATTGTAAAACGTATACCTGTTCGTGTGTATATGTTTGGTAGCCGTGAAGCAGTGGCAGCACAGTTATACGGTGATTTAGAAAAGTTCTTAAAGAATTATTGATATGTGTGGTATACTATTAGTTAAAAGCAAACAAGAAATTCCTCTTGAACAACACCTTACAGCACTACATAAACTCGAAAGTCGCGGGCCGGACTTTTCTAGATATCAATACAAAAATAATATATTCATTGCCCAAGTAGTACTACATATCACTGGAACAGATGATTACTACAATCAAGAACACAATAATTTCCTTGCTTACAACGGTGAGATTTACAACTATAAAGATCTTGGCTCTTACGCTAATGACATAGAATTTGTAGATGATGCTGTTAATAATGACGTAAGACGATTAAAAGATGGTTGGGGTCCTTGGGCGTGGGCTTGGACAAACAATACTACAGTCAGATATGCCGCAGACCCGCAAGGTGAAAAAACTCTATATCAATATCAAGATGATAGCATATTGATTGTATGCTCAGAAGTAGCACCTATACTTGAATACATTACTGGTATTAAAATACCACTCCCGTATGTTAACAAAAGCTGGACAATATTAGACCAGACTCCTTGGAAAGATATAACAAGAATAACTGCTGGAAAAATGTATATTAACGGTAGTCCAATGGTCGAAATTGATAGCATTCATAATTGGATTACTAGCCCTATACATACTAATATAAATGAAGCATATGAAGATTTTCGCCATATCTGGAACTCAGTTACTAAAACTATGACCCCAGCATGTCAAGCAGGGTTAACTTATTCCGGAGGATTAGATTCAAGTATTATTTTAAGTCATATAGATGATCTTGAATTGTACACTATTAATAATATAGGAAAAGATCCTATAATAGATTGCATTGAGGATTTCTTAACCAATACAGAAAAAACAAAACTAAATGTTTTTTCAATCAATGAAATAGAGTGGGCGACCGAATATAATCAAATGTTAAGCCGAATTTATATGCCAGCGAGCT